AATCCGCACGATTGCCAGCAACACGGGCACCGTGCTGACGACCTCGTCGGCGTGGACGACGCAGCCCGATGCCACGAGCGTGTACAACATCGAAGGGAACGACGACTTCATCTACTACATGGGCAGCAACGCCGTCACGTTGTACCGCTACAGCATCAGCGGCGGCACGTGGACGACGCTCTCGCCCACAGCGGCGCGTGCGGCGGCGCCCGGCGCCGGGATGTCGGGGCATTGGGTGTGGGAAGCGACCGACTCGGCATGGACGAACGAGAGCGCCATCCTCAACGGGCGGTACATCTACAGCTTCAGAGGTGGCGCTGGTGCGGTCCTCGACCGCTACGACATCGCGCTCAACACGTGGGCCAGCGCGTTGACCTACGCCCCCGCGACCGAAGTGTTCGGCGCAGGCACCAAGTACGTCTATCGCAACGACAGCATCTACGCGCAGAAGGACGCCACGGGCCGCTGGCTCCGCTTTAACGTCGTCACGAGCGAGCAGGACGGGTGGTCGACGATGACGTACACGCAAGGCGCGGCCATCGCGGGCGACACGGCGTTCGACGTGCACTATTCCGACGGCGCGACTGAGATCGACTACGTGTACATGATCCTGAACACCAGCACCGTGATGCTGCGCGCGATGGTGATCTAACCATGACCATCGCCCAACTCATCGAGATGGCGCAGAAGCGCCTGACGTATCTGTCGCAACTGCGCGCCTCGGCCCAGTCGATCGGCGATGTGGTGGCCGAAGCGCGCTGCGCCGAGGAGATCGCACAGACCGAAAGCACGCTGGCGGCGCTGCTCACGCTGCCTAACTAACGCGCGATGTCCTTGCTGCTGCTGTTCCCGACGGCGCCCGCTGGTGGGGGCGTAGTCGGCGCGTCGTCGGTCACGCTGACGCTGACCGGCACGGCCGAGGGCACCGTCACGGGCATCATCGGCACGTCGTCCGTCACGCTCGACCTCACGGGCAGCGCCACGGGCACCGTGGCGGTACAGGGCGCGTCGGCCGTCACGCTCGCGATCACGGGCACGGCCGCCGGCACGGTCAGCGGAGGCGCCATCGTCGGCGCATCCGCCGTCACGCTGGCGTTGACCGGCAGCGCGACCGGCACCGTCGCGGTGCAAGGCGCGTCCACGGCGACCCTTGCGATCACCGGCGCGGCCGCCGGCGCGGTGGCTGTCCGCGGCGCCTCGTCGATCACGCTGGATCTCACGGGCAGCGCGGCCGGCGCGGTCCTCGTCCAAGGCGCGTCAAGTGCGACGCTCGCCCTCACCGCCACGGCCACCGGCACCGTCGTCGCGGCGGGCGTCTCGGGATTCAGTGTCGTCACGCTGACGCTCACTGGAGCGGCCACGGGCACGGTCACATCGCCCGCCGCTCGAGCGGTCACGCTCACCATCACCATGATCCCGCGCGCCGCCCTCGTGGCGCAGACCGCGTCCCGTCGCACGACCCTCACGTCGCAGACCCCTCGCACCACGGTGACCTATGTCTGACTTTGTCGGTGATCCGATCTTACGCGCCGAGGATACCATCGTTCGCGTCACGGGCCGCGAACGCCAGGTGAACCCGACCACGGGCGCGCTCGACGAGTCCGCGTTTGCTGCCGGCACCGGCACGGCGCATCTCGCCATGACCCGCGACGGCGCGGCGCTCGCGGGCACCACGCTGACGCTGACCGAAGCGGCCGACGGCGGCACGTACTACGGCACGTGGACGCAGGCCGCGATCACGGCCGCGCTCGCGGGGGTCGCCAACGGCGCCACGGTCTACCGCGTCGTGACCTTCGCGAGCGTCGCCCCGGTCGCTACGGCGCTGACGTGGCAGACGGTGACCCCGTGACCACGCCGCCGTCCACGTCGCCGCGGCGCTGTGCGACCTGCAAGGAGTGGGGGACCGCCGACGCGGACGGGCACTGTCGGCACTGTGGGGATCGCTTTGTGCCGGCCGAGCTGGTGGGACTGCCGAGAGGCGCCTAGTGAGTCCCCGACCGCACGGCAGCGGCGTGCTTGGCATCCACGCGACGCGACGAGCGCCGTTCACGCAGCGCGACGACGACATTATCCGGCAATTGCGTCGCGAAAATCGATCGATCGTGGAGTGCGCGATCGCCACCGGCCGGTCGTTTTCCAGCGTCGAGAACTACGTGGTGCGGAAGCGCATCCCGCTGGGCGGCGGCGATCCAGTGCCCGCCCCAGTGCCCACCCCGGCGGTGCTACCGCCGACGCGCAGCGAGTGGTCCGAGTCGGGCGAGTCGGCCAGTCTACTGTTCACGACCCATGAACCGGTGCGGACGCTCGAGCAGTTGATCGTCGTCTGTGAGATCGACACGGCGGTCTGGGAAGTCAGCGAGTGGAAGGCGAACACGTGGGAAGCGTCCGCGCGGAACGCCGAGGGTACGCTCGTACCCAAAACGCTGTACCAAGTCACGGCGCGGCTCAAGCGCAAAGCGTGGAACCCGTCCGCGGTGGCCGACGGGATGCTCGACGCCATCAAGGCGCACGTGCGCCCCTTGCGCCCGGCGGTGCGGCGTCCAAGCGCGAGCGGCTATCTGTACGTGGCGACGATCGGCGAGCCGCACTTGGGCAAGCTGGCATGGGCGCCGGAGACGGGCGAGAGCTACGACCTCGACATCGCCATTGGCCGCGTCCGCGCGTCGCACCGCCATCTGATGCAACGGGCCGCGGTGCTGGCGCCCGAGAAGGTGGCGCTGGTCATCGGCGACGACTTCTTCACCGCGGACGGACCGACGAACACGACCACGGCCGGCACGCCGCAGGAAGTCGATGGCCGCTACCGGAAAGTGTTCCGCGCCGGCGTGGCGCTCTGCCGCGAGATCATCGAGGGCTGGCGGCAGTTGGCGCCGGTCGAGGTCTGGATCAAGGTCGGCAACCACGACCAGACGATCACGTGGCACGCCGGCGAAGTGCTCGCCGCGATGTACGCGCCGACGCCCGACGTGACCGTGGTGAACCCCGACCGCTTGCGGCACTACCAGCGGTGGGGCACGTGCCTGATCGGCCTGACGCACGGCGATAAGGAGAAGGACGACAAGCTGCCCATGCTCATGGCGCACGAGGCCAAGGCCGATTGGGCCGACACCACGTGCCGCGTCTGGCTGACGGGGCATCTCCACACGCTCAAGGCCAAGACGCAGCGCGCCGTGGTGCAGCCGATGCTGTCCGATGTCCACGAGGAGATGGGCGTGGTCATCCGGCGGTGTCGAAGCCTGAGCGGCACCGACGCCTGGCATCACCAGCTCGGGTACGTCGGCAACATCAAGGCGGCCGAAGGCTTCGCGTTCCACGCAACGCTCGGCGAAACGGACATTCACACGGGCGTCATTGTGGAGGCGGCGTGAAGTACCCGCCCCTGCCGGCGACGGTGGAGGCGCCGGGCGGCACGATCACGGTCATCCTCAAGCCGACATTACGGCACCCGGACGGGACCGAGTGCTGGGGGATGTTCGACATCGCCAACCGCACCATTGAGATCGCCACGGCAACAGCCACCAAACGGCACCAGTGGCGCACACTGTTCCACGAGCTCTGCCATGCCGCGCTGGACGACGCGGGGATCAGCCAAGGGATGACCGACGCGATGCAGGAGACGCTGTGCGAGGCGCTGGCGACGGCCCGGATGCGCGAGAAGTTCGGCTAGGCACACTGTCAGGCCCTTCGGTATATTTTCGGACCCTATGCTGCCTGCGCCATCCATTGCCTGCCTTGTCCTTCGGCCATTTATGGCGCCGATCCCCGCGAACGCTGGGGAGATGCTGATCGTGTGGCCGGGGCACCCAACGCTGACGTTGTGCGTCGTGACACGCGACGGCCGCGAGATCATTCGCGAGGCTCACTGTCCCGATGGCGTGCTGTATGGGGCGCTGCTCGACTTGTACCTCGACGCGAAGATTCGGTGCCTGTCGGATCAGTCGGAGCAAGCGTTGCTGCGAACTGGGTGACAAGGCGCCGTTCGGTCTCGTTCGCCTCACGGGCCTGTTTCAGCAGGTCCGCGACGGTCTGTGCCATGACTTCGGCCGCGAACAAGACGCCGCGCCAGTAGTCCGACGGCACCACCACGGGCGGCACGGGCGGCGGCTCGGGGCGATCGGCCACGGTCTGCGCCCACGCCAGCAGCTTCTCGCGACTCTTGCCCGTGGGCGTCCCTCCCGACTTCCACCGCGTCACCGCGTCCCGAGGCACCCCGATGCGCTTCGCTACCTGCGACTGCGAACTGCGCGCCGCCTCTTGGGCCACCAGCGCCAACGCCTTTGGCACATCCATAGCGGATTCCTCCAGAACAAACAAAAACAGACTACCGCCCTTGCGCGGGGTCTGTCTGTCGGGTATTGTCTGACACGTAGCGAATACTCACTAACTGCGCCGACGATGCCACAACCTACACCACGCCAGCTCAAACTGCGCACCTCTCCGCTGTCGGTCAGCTTCTCGCGCCCCGAGCGCGATCTGGTCGTGCAGGCGGCCGAGGAGCAGGGCGACACCGTCTCCGGCTTCATCCGGGACGCCGCGGTCAAGGCCGCGATCCGCAAGCTCAACGCCACGTCTCGGGCGAAGGCGGCCTGAGCGTTCTGTGCGCCAGACTCGCTGGCGCACGTACAACGCCCCGACCATCGCGCCAACGATGCCGGGGCCGGTCACCACAAAGGAGAAGTGACATGGACAAGATAACACCGCGCCGGCGCCTGTTCGCCAGCGGCCGCATCGCGCCCAAGGGCACCACGGCGCCGATCACGCACCTCGCCGCGCGCATCGACGGCGCCGCGCTGCGCATCAGCTCCACGATGATCCCGCAGGTCGACGCTGGCGGCTTCCTCGTGCAACTGGAAGCGGCCGCGCTGCGTCACGAAATGCAGCGGGCGATTCAGGAGGCCGCGTGAGCCGCCGCGAGTATGGGATGCCCGACGAGCCGCACCTCATTCGGACCCTGCGCGAGAAGCGCGAAGCCGCCGAGCGGGCGAAGCGCGACTACGAGCGGGGCCGCGATAACGCCGCGTGGAGCTACGACTTTCTGAAGCTGCACAAGGCCCGTGTGGTGATCACCGTCGGCGGCGTGTCGTTCGAGTCGTCGGGCGACGATCTGGACGACGTGATCACGCAGGCGCGGTTGCGCTTGTACGAACTGAAGCAGGCCGAGGCCGATGCGGCGGCCAAGCAGCGCGCCTTGTCGTGGGGGACCTGACCATGAGCCATACCCGAATCGTGCGCGCGGCCGAGCAGCTCGTGGCCGACGCGCAGGCCCTTCACCCGACCGACCGCGTCAAGCAGTGCGTGTTCATCATCGGCCGGCGCGGCTCGTGGACCGATGCGTTCGCACAGGCCGAGCGCGACGTGGCGTTCGACCGCGTGTTCCGCGACATGACCGACGAGGAAGTACATGTCTGGGCCAACTACTGCCTCCACCAGGACGTGCCCGCGATGGCGCGCGGCCGGATGTGGCGGGCGACACATTCACTGACGGAGCGTGCGGCATGAGTACCGCGATGGTGACCACACGACGCGGAGCGGTGGTAACGACCGACAACGCGCTGCCCGAACTCTCGTTCGCGGCGATGATGCAGATGGGGCAGGCCTTGGTCGGCACCGGGTTCCTGCCGGATCACATCAAGAACGGCCCGCAGGCGGCGGCGATCATCCTCGCCGGCCGTGAACTGGGCATGGAGCCGATGCGGGCGCTGCGCTCGCTGTCGCTGGTGAAGGGCAAGATCACCGAGGCCGCGGACAGTCAGTTGGCGCGGTTCAAGTCGGACGGGGGCCGCGCGGTGTTCTCGGAGCTCTCCGAGACGGCTGCCGTGCTGTCGCTGACGCACCCGAACGGCGACAAGCACACCGAGACGTTCACGCTGGACGACGCACGGAAGGCGGGGCTGTTGTCGTCGGGGATGTATGCCAAGTTCCCGAAGGCGATGCTGCGCTCGAGGGCGATCACGGCCGCGCTCAAGAGCATCGGATGGGAAGGCGGGTCCGGCGTGTACGACCCGTCTGAACTGGCGGCGGAACCGACGCCGGAACCGGCACGGCAGTACGCGGCCCCAACGAATCCCGTGGTGGAGGTACCTGCATACACCGCCGGCCCCGATGCACCCGCTGCCCGTTTTGGCATGACGTTGGAGCAGGCCGAGAACGTGATGGTCGGCAAGGGCGAGAAGCGCGTCCGGTTGGGCGATACGCGCACCGAACGGCTCAAGAGCCTTGAGGAGTATTACGCCGAGCGGGGCGACGAGTCGCGGCTGTCGGCCGTGCAGATCGTGCTGGCGTCGCGCGAGGACGAGGACCAGACCGAGGCGCTGGTGGACGTGCTGTTCACGAAGGAGGCGGCCGCGTGATTCACTACCACGGAGGTCCAATTACGCCGCTGACCGCTGCCGACGCGGCCAGTGTAGCACCCAGTGCTACAGATGTGCTGTTTCCGGGGGCCGCGTAATGGTCTCCTACACAGAACCCATGTTCACGTCATCGACGCTCGAAGGCATCGCGCCACGCCTTATCGTGGTGCATCAGTCGGAGCGGAAGCACGTCACCGACAAGGATGTGGCGCGGCTGGAGTCGCAAGGCTTCGTCGTGCTGTTCGTGGAGTATGTCAGCAAGGTGCGCGAGATTGCCGCCGACGCGGGGGATGGAGAGTGAGCACGTCAGCCAAGCGTCCTGAATTGCGCCTGGTGCTCGACAATGTGCGCGCCGACGCCGATGTGCTCAAGCGCAACGGGCAGGCCGTGCTCGCGTCGTCCATGCTCTCCATCGTGTCGGCGGTGTCCGACGCGACTGAGGAGTATGACACGTGGCTCGGGGAGCTTGCCTGCGCGCAGCGGTCGGGCTGGACGCCGGAAACGGTGCGCCGGTGGGCGCGGAAGTTTGGCGAGTCCCCGCACGTGCGCTACACCAAGGGCGTCGGCTACGAGCTGCGCGCGTGCTTGGTGCCGCGCCGGGTGGAGGCGTCCCTGCTGATCGCGTCGGCGCACCGGGCGTCGGCGTGACCACGAAGCGTACGACCATCGCCTCCGAGGGCGCGCACGGCACGACCGTCCACGTGTTCGCCGATACGCTCAACGGCGAGCCGGTGGCACGGGTCGAGTGGCGCGAACTCGTGGGCATGGTCAAGCGCCGCAAGACGGAAACGTTTCGCGGCGCCAAGCGGGACCGCGAAGCCGCGGCCAAGGTGTTCGCCAAGGCCAAGGGCGAGTATCTGAAAGGCACGCCCGTGGGCGAACGGAAGCGGTACACCGTGGCCGACCTATGGGAGGCGTACGTGACCGCGAACACGGCCGACTGGCGCCCCAAGACGGCGAAGCTCAACGCGAGCCGCTGGAAGGTGTTCGTCGGCCCCGACGCGCTGGACCCGTACACGTTTGCGGATCTCGTGACGCCGGAAACGCTGGACAGCTTCCGTCTGCGGCTGCTGTCGGTGGAGCGGGAAAAGACGGGCGTGGTGATGGCGCGCAACCAAGTGGCACACCACATCCAGTTGGTCAAGTCCGTGTGGCGACACGCCAGGGCGCGCAAGCTGCTCGCCGAGAACGTGCTGGCCGACTACGCGGTGCGGAAAGGGCGGGACTATGGCGCGCTCGAGGTGCCGGAGTTCTCGCCGGCCGACTGGTCGCTGATCCTGAGCCAAGCGGACTATCGCTCGGCGCTTCGGTGGCGGGCATGGGCCGCCATTGCGCTGGACGGGCTGCTGGCGCCGCGGTCCAACGCGCTGCTGCACCTCACGTGGGCCGATGTCGACCTGACGGCGCGGCTGGTCACGTGGCCGACCGAGACGGACAAGCTGGGCAAGCGGCGGGTGCAGCCGCTGCCACGGGCGGCGGTGTTCGCGTTGCGCGTGGCGAAGGTGTGGGCGGCGCGGGACGGCTACACGGGACCGTATGTGTTCTACGGCGCGCAGGACCGGAGCCGCCACAAGGCGTGGACGTACTCGGCCCTGAACGCGGCGCTGGCCCAGCTCTGCACCGAGGCGGGCGTGACGCGGGCCAAGTATCAGTCGATGCACAGCCTGCGGCGGATGCGCGGCAAGTCGGTGCTCGAAGCGACCGGCGACATCACCAAGGTGGGCGCCTGGCTGGGCGACTCGGACGTGCGGGTGCTGACGCGGAGCTACCTGCGGAACCGCCCGGACGACCTCAAACACGTGGTCTCGGGGCTGTCGCTGCCGGCGCGCACCGAACCAAAGACGAACACAGATGGCAATGAAACGGCAACGGCAACCACCAAGGGTCGCCGCGCCAAACCTTCAACCCGTTGAGGGACAACGAGTTATGAAAGAGCCACAGATCGGGATTGAACCGATGACCGCACGGCTTGTGAAGCCGTCCGTGCGCCGTGTTCCCTCTGAAACGCAGTCTGTCACAATCGCGGGACGAGGGCAAGCCCCTGTCCGCAGCGCGCAAACGCGCCGCGCAAATGGCAATGAAATGGCAACGGAGAAGCGGTGCCCTCGCTGCACCGAGACGCTGCCGCGCACGGCGTTCGGCCGGCGTGGCGCAAACGGTGTCCAGCCGTACTGCCGCCCGTGCAGCACGCTGAACGTGGCCGACTGGCTCCAGCGTCCCGGCAACCGCGAACGCCACAACGCCAACATCGTCGCCAGCAAGCAGCGGACGCCAGAGCGCACGGCGGCGCGGAAGGTCGTGAGCAATGCGCTCGCCACTGGCCGGATGGTTCGCGGCGCGTGCGTGGTGGGGTCGGAGTGCGCCGGCCAAGTGCAGGCGCACCACGACGACTACAGCCAGCCGCTCGCCGTGCGCTGGCTCTGCCGCAAGCACCACGAAGCATTGCACCACACGGAGGTGGCTGCATGAGCGCGCCCGCCGAAGGCTTCCAGCTCGCCCCTTTCTGGCTGGGCTACCTCATCGCCCTCGCCATCTGCGTCGGCTGGGCGTGGCGCCTGTCCCGCGAAGCGAAGCAGCGGGACGCCGAGACGACGGATCGGGAGGGCGGCGTATGACGGACGCGACGTGCAAGTTCTGTGGGGCCGAGAGCCACGACCACCCTGCGATCTCGTGTATCCGAAATCTCGTGTCGCAGCGGGACGAGGCGCGGGTGGAGCTCCGTGACCTCAACGAAGCATTCTGTGTGTTGAATGATTCGCACATCGCACTCCGCGCCGAGCGGGACGAGGCGAGGGAACGCATTGCCAGTGCGCTCGCTGTCCGCTTATCGCCGTTGTGCTGTGATGGCGAAAACAACGGAGAGGTCGCGGCATACGAGGACGGCTACCGCGAAGCATTGTCCGATGTACGCGCCGCCCTCTCGGAGGCCACGCCATGACGGCCCCTGTCTACTGCGAACGCTGCGAATTCATGACGCATCCGACCTTGCCGCACTCCTGCTTCTCGGCGGCGACGCTGCGGGCGCACAAAGAAGCTGAACGGGCGGTGATTGCGGCGGCGAAGGCGTATGTGGACACGCCGAGGACGTGGCCTCCGCGCGCGCGGCAGATCGTCGACGCCGTCGCCGCCCTCCGTGCGCTGGAGGAGGAGGTATGACGCACCCCGACCACCTCTGGGCCGTGATCCCCGCTGCGGCGTACTGCCTTCTCTGCCTCGACATCTATACCCGTGACCTCGGACGGGTGTGTGCGTGGGTGCTGGCACGGGTGCTGCGGGTGGGGGCGACGTGGCGATGACCTACGCCGAGTTGTTCGCTGGGGCCGGTGGCCTGTCGCTGGGGCTAGACGCCGCCGGATTCCACGCGGCGGCTCACGCTGAGATCGAAGTCCATGCACGGGCCGTCCTTCGCTACCGCTGGCCCGAGACGCGGCTGGACGGCGATGTGACCAAGATCGACGGCGCGGACTACGCGGGCATCACGCTGCTGTCGGGCGGTTCGCCGTGCCAGGACTTGTCCGTCGCCGGCAAACGGGCAGGGCTGACGGAAGGCAGCGGCACGCGCTCATCGCTGTTTTTTGAGCAAGTGCGTATCTGGAACGAGTCCAGAGCGCCGTACCTTCTCTGGGAGAACGTGGCCGGTGCCTTCTCATCCAACAACGGCCGGGATTTCGCCGCCGTCCTATCAGCCCTCGTGGGCAGTACCGTCGATGTTCCCCGAGACGGTTGGCGCGGAGGCGGTGGTGTGGTTGCAGGCCGTGACGCCGTGGCCGCGTTCCGCGTGCTCGACCTGCAACACTTCGGACCTCCCCAGCGCCGCGTGCGCGTCTTTGTCCTCGCTGCTCGAGCCGGCGGCGTCGATCCCGCCGAAGTACTGGCTCTCTCGGAAGGCGTGTGCGGGCATCCTTCGCCGCGCCAACAGTCGCGGGAAGGCGCTGCCGCCCGCGCTCGAGGCGGCGCTGAAGGCGGCGTAACCGCGTGCAACAGCTATCAGCGCACGGTTGAGGAAGTTGTCTCTGGTGTACGCGTCAACAGCAGTTCCGAAGCGGGCGTCATCGCGTGGGACAACGAACTGAACGCGAGCACGGAGGCCCACGGGCCATCAATGGCCCGTGGCAAGAGCGGCGGGGATCGCAACGGCGTTATTGCTTTTGAAGCGACGGGCGGCAGTTGGGGGGTGAACGAAGGCGACACGTCACCGCCGATCAAGATCGGGACGGGTCTGGGGATTTCGTCACCGCCGGCGGTGGTCAGCTTCTACGCAAAGCTAGGGACGCAGGCCGGCGGCGTTGGGGAGCATGGCGTGACGCCCACGATGAAGGTGGAGAACCATATGGCCGTTCTGGCGTTCTCGCTCATGCCGCAGAACAGCGGCAAGGACTACACGGGCCGCGAAGTCGAGGTGCTGCAACCGCTCCACACGGGCGGCACGGGGGCCGGAAGCAACCAAGGCGGCGACGTGATTGTCTGCACCACCGGCGACATCACGCACGCGCTGACGCACAAAGGGGCCGACGCGAGCGAGGGTGGCACGGGGCGGGGGACGCCGATTGTGGTGAGTCGCGCCGGCCATCAGACGTGGGCCACGTCTGATGGCGCCACTGGGTCGTTGTGTGCGCGAGATGGGAAGGACGCGAGCACGTTGGTGCTGCCCACGCTCGCAATGGGCGCCCACACGGCAGGGCCAGGAGGAAACGGGCAGGATGCGTTGCAAGTCCAACAGACGCTCGCGTCTGTTGGCGTGGGCCGTCCGCGGCGTTTGACGCCCGTTGAGTGCGAAAAACTCATGAGCTGGCCGTCAGGATGGACCGCCACAGGCCGCAAGGACGACGGCACCGAGTACGCGCTCTCCGACACGGCCCGATACCGCTTGTGCGGCAACGGCGTGGGTAGCGTGTGCGCCGAGTGGATCGGGCGGCGGCTGATGGCCGCGATTACGGCGCAGGAGGCCGCATGACGCGCCGCAACATCTCCAACGACGCCACGGTACGGGCGCTGATGGGCTTGTCGCCGCGCTCCATGCACGCCACGGTGTTGGCGTGCATCCCAATCGCGTCGGCCAGCGCGGACTGCGTGAGCCCAAGCGACTCACGCAGGGCGCGGAGGTCAGCGGGACGCATTGGCTGCCACGGTGCAGGCGTTGACCACCGACGCCAGATGGGCGCGCAGTTCGTCGTCGGACAGCAGCGACAGCGCCAGCATCTGGTCGGCATGGCCTTCCAACTCGGCCAAGGTGTATCCGGTCTTGTTCTTGCCGCTGTCCCGAATCTTCTCGAAACGGCGGCGAAGCGACACGGCGTTGCGGGCGTAGCCGGCGCGGAACTGCTCAATCGTGATCTGCACGGCTCACGCTCCAAGGACGTAGACGCGGCGACCAGACACGGCGGCGAGGGACGCGGCATGACTGCTCTTGTGCTCGGTCCAATCAGACGGCTCGCCGTGCAGGTACTTGGCGACTCGGGCCAGCTCCTTCGGCGTGGCGACGGTCAAGTAGCCGTTGCCGACCGACCAGACGGGCGCTCCCGTGTGGCCGTAGTGGTAGAGGTAGTGGCTCATGTCGGCCATGTCCCACCCAAGGGCGGTGGCGGCAATCTCGGGACGACTAATGCGGCGGGTGGTGGGCATCGGTCAAGCCTCCGTGGGAAGCGCGAGTTCCACCATTCGCATGGCGGCGCGGAGGCGTTCGGCACGCTTGGCGGTCATCGGCTCATCAAGCGCGAAGCCAGCCTCATTGTACAGGATCGTAAGAGCGGCGGTGAGGTTGTCCATGAACGTCTCCGGTGTGGGTTGTGTCCTGCGCTTACCGGAACAGTACTATCCCGTGGGGATAGTGTCAAGGGACAGTTTTCATGAGCACCGAACCCCGCACCACCACCCGCAAGCGCCGCACCGTTGACCACATCCGGCAAGATCTCGCGAGCTGCGTCCGCGCGCTCTACGCGCACGCCAAGGACGAGGGCGCGATGCGGCAACGCGCGCGCTTCTCGGCCGATGCGGCCGCGAACATCGCCCCGCGAATCAAGCAGACCGCCGACCATTGCGCCGAACTCGAGCGCCTGATCCTGAAACATTTCAACGCGGCCGCGCGCCGCATCGAGCGACCATGAGTGACGCTATCAACCCGCCGCACTACCAGCGCGGCACCGTCGAAGTCATCGACTTCATTCGCGAGCAGCTGGGCGCGGAGGACTTTATCGCCTACTGCCGCGGCAACGCGATTAAGTACCTGTCGCGCGCGGGCCACAAGGATGCCAGCGCGCAGGATTTCGCCAAGGCCGTGTGGTATGCGCAGATGGCCGCGCACGTCGCGGACATGAGCTATCGCGACCCGAGGGCGGGCGCATGACCGACCGTGACTACGTGACGTACCGTGACACCGTGGTGGACCGCAAGAAGCGCCCACGTCGCCCGTATGGCGCGCTTCCGGTGGCGCTCTTGCACCTGTTGGACGAGCAGAGTCCCCAGAGCACCACCGCACTGGCGCAGCGCCTACCTGACCATTCGGTCCATCAGATCCGCGTTACGCTCGGGCGCATGACACACGCGCGCACGGTGGCCCGCTGCGAGGGGGGCTGGCAGATTGGCGCGTGCGCCACGGTCCCGCGGGTGCCGCGCGCCAAGGAGCCGGAATGGACGCCGGTGCCCTGGATACATCCTATCCGACGACGCCTGCTCGGACTGCCCGTGGCAGAGGCTCGACGGGACGTTCCCGAAACGGATTTCGGGAACCCCCTTCGGAAGGTGGCCGCATGATCACCACGAACGGCGAACTCCGCGCCGCGATCACACAGGCCGAGATGTGCGCCGGCCGGCTGACGATGCGCGGCCATCACCTGACCATCGGCGAGCGCACCGTGATCGCGCGCCTGCTGACCGATCTCGCGCAGATTGGACGCCGCGCGTTCGATCCGACGGCACGGGTGGACATGACGGCCGAGCCGCGGGCCATCCGAGACGACGACACGGCGCCGTCGTTGTTTGGGGATGCGGCGTGAAGCGCAATGTTCGGGTTTGGTTCGGCCCGTCGACTTTGGTATTCTCCCTTGTCGGTGTTGCAGCCACCGACCAGATTCTCGTGGAGCATCAGCGCCCCGAAGTCTCCGTGCCCACCGTGCAAGCGGTGGGGCTGCACACGGAGACTCGGGGCGTTTTGCGTGAGGTGGTACAATGAACGGACAGAATATTCCCGCCGATGCGTCGTGCGAGTCGTGCCGCTGGTTTGTGGCCCTCGACAGTGGCGTGCGCGGGTACGTGGAGACGCACGACGGGCATTGCTCCTTTGCCCCGCCAGTAGTCGTGTGGACGCGGGACGGCAGTACGTACACTGAACGTCCGGAAGTCAACGACACGGACCTGTGCGCACAGTGGACTGAGGCGGCGACTGAATGACGGCCGATCCATTCGCGCCGACGCTAGACATCCGGAAAGCCCGCGAAGCCCGCGCCGCGTTGGTGTGCGGATGGTGCGGCGGGCCGGTCGATGTTCCGCAGCCGGGATGGCTCCCCGCATCCGGCGCCACGGCATACTGCACCGCGCACCATGCCATTGAGGGGCGCCACCCGCTTGGCGTACTCGCGAACGCTTTGGACGGCGCCGAGTGGTTCCACGACATTGGATCCGACGATTTGGTGTTTTGGCCGTGGCAGGCCATGAACGACCTTGCGGGACCTCTGGTGCAAGGCCGGATCACCTACCTGCCGGCGTTCCCTGGCGGCGGGAAAACGACGTTCCTGACGCACTGTATTGCGTTTTGGTTGCAGCAAGGCAAGACGATCACCTATCTGCCGCTAGAAGCGGACGCGTCGGAGGTCGTCGCGCGTCTGGCGTGCTATCGCGTCGGGGTCAGTGCCGACGAAACGCTGTCGAAGCGACTTCGGATCCGTGCGGACCGTGGGGACGTGGAAGCGGCGTATCAGTTGGCCGAAGTGAACGCGGAATACCGGCGACTACGCGAGGATCCGGATATTGGGATGCGGCTCCGTATCGAGCCGATTGAGGCGCTGACAAAAACGTCGTTTCGCAAGGCGATTCACGCCTGCGAGGCGATGGAATCTCATCTGCTGATCGTCGATCACATCGACCACGTCGAAGCCGACGAAAACGAATCCGGGAACGACATTGCGCTCAGCAATCACCTGCAAAGCGCCGCGCTCAAAGCGGTCAAGCGGATGGCGATTCCGGCCGTGTTGGCTACGCAGCTCAACAGTTCTAGGACGGGCGGCGATAAGCTCGCGCACTTCCGGCCTCCGCTTATGGATTGGATGTATAACAAGGGGAAAAAAGACATGATCGCGGCTGGCGCCTACGGACTGTTTCGCCCGATGGATCCGGACGCGACCGACGAGGAGGTGTCGAGGGTGACCTCCGGTCGTGCGGATCCGGCGACGATTTTGCTTCCCAATACGATGGGCGTGGCGCGGATGAAAGCCCGCTATGGATCCGGGCTGGCGCAACGCTCGGTGTTCTTGGGCTATCATCAGGGGCGCATTACAGACTTGGACGCGACGGAACGGCGGGCGCTGTCGGCGGCCGAAACGGGTGTGCGCACGGGGCGGTCGGCCTCTGACTTCGGGGGCCGGTAATGCCACGTAAACGGTTTGTGTCGCCAGAGTTTTTCACGCACGGCGAGCTGTATGACGCCGAGGTGGCGACGGGGCTTCCTTTAAGGCTGGCGTACGCCGGCCTTTGGACGGCGTGCGACCGCCGAGGGTTGTTCTGGTGGAAGCCGCGAGAAATGAAGCTCCACATCATGCCGTACGACGCCGTGGACTTTGAATCGGTGCTCTGGGCGCTCGAGTCCTACGGGTTCGTCGAGGTGTATGTCGTTGATGGCAAACGCTTTGGGCTTGTTCCGTCATTTGATCGGTGGCAGTCGTTTCATAAGAACGAAATACCGTCCGACGTGCCAGAGCCATCCAATGGCGGGCGTGAGTCATCCAAAGGACGGCGCGAGCCATCCCCGTCTGTTGCAGTTGCAGTTGCTACCAGTACTGCGGTTGCTACCTCAACCGCAGTTACAACAGGGGGCGACGCTGACGCGCCGCGTCCTGAGAAAAAGCGCGAGACGTTCTCGCATTTCCCGGACGCGGACCGGGCCGCCGCCCGCGAAATCTGGACTCGGATCCGTGGCCCGATCTCGGCTGAGAAGATCGCCAAGTGTCTCGGCCCCATATGGCCGAAGCCGGGGCAAGACGATCGACCAACCGGAGCGGATCTGCTCAAGGCGCTCACCACGTACTGTACGCTGGTGAGCAAGGGCAAATCCGCGCCGTTCGCGAAGATTGAACGAGCTGCCGATCTGCTGGTGCCACTGTGTGGGACGCATACCGAAACCGACCGGATCGCGCGGTACAACGCGGCGTTCATGCTGATTCATGGTCACCTGCCGCAAAGGGTGGCGGCATGACGCCCGTGAAACGGCGTGAAACGCCTCACCGTGCCACGAAACCGCGAAAAGCGACCTCTGGTAGCCTCACGCGCCCCAAAGCCGTGAAAAAGGCCGACACACACGGAGACTCGATGGATCAGGCTGTTTGCGAGTACATGGACCGTCGCATCGACAAGACGGGGGAGTGTTGGGAGTGGACCGGCAGCGTGTACGGCAACGGTTACGGGCGCCTCCGGTGCGCGCCGAACAATGGCGCCCTGGCGCATCGTGTGGCGTATGCCCGATGGGTGGGACCGCTGGTGGATGGCCTGACCATCGACCATCTGTGCCGGAATCGTCGGTGCGTGAACCCCGCCCACCTTGAGCAGGTCACGATCACCGAGAACGTCCGGCGTAGCAGCCGGTCACAGAGCCAGATGGCCCGCACGCATTGCCCCCAGGGTCACGAATACAGCAAGGCGAACACACTGACCTATCGCGGGATGCGGCAGTGCATTACGTGCCGCCAAGCGCACCAATTGCGGTACTTGGCAAAGAATCGAGAAGCCAAGCGGGATGAGTGCCGGGCACGGTACTACGCCAAGACCGGCCGCCCCGTGCCGGCAGAGCGGAAGGCGTGTGGCCCGCGCTGGGAAGGGAGCAAAATGCAGCGCCTGGTTGACGAGTTGAAGGCCGCATGAGCCGAGCCGTCCCGACCAACCATGTCAGCCGCGCCCGCAACCTGCCGCGAGCGAAGGGCCGCACGACGCCGAAGGTGGTGGAGCGCATGAACAAGGGGGAGCGCGCCTACGCGGCGGTGCTGGAATCCCGCAAGGCCGCCGGCCATGTCGCGGGCTACTGGTTTGAGTTCGTGTCGATCCGGCTGGCTGACAGCACGCACTACAAGCCGGACTTCCTCGTGATGCTGGCCGATGGGACGCTCGAGCTGCACGAGGTGAAGGGGCGCAAGAACGGCACGGACGGCAAGCCGGACTCGTTTTGGGCCGAGGAGGATAGCTGGATCAAGATCAAGGTCAGCGACGACCTTGGCCCGTTCGTGGTGCGGGTCGTGTGGCCGGATCGCAACGGTGGATGGTCGGAGCGGGTCGTATGACGGCCCGTCTCGTGGTGGATGTGGATAACATGAGGCGGGCCGCGGCGTGATATATCAGGCGCACGGCGGCGTGAGGTTAAATGCGCGCGATTCAACGCCGAGGGTGAATCGCACGGTGGGGAAATGGAAAACGTTGCGGCGTCGCAAAAAACAAACGGGGGGGGGCATGGACCTGAAGATCCGAGTGGAAGGCGTCGACGCCATCAAGGCCGCGCTGCGGGACATTGGGGCCAAGGCCCCTCGCGCGTTGACCCTGACGCTCAACAAGCTGGCCGACGATGGGCAGAAGGCCGTGCAGGATCGGCTCTCGTCAGGCTTCACGCTGCGACGGCCTGACTTCGTCAAGCGCACCATCTACCGCTCAGGCACGGACTTCGCCACCAACAGCCGACCGCAGGCCCGATTCGGCGTGAACCCCGCACGGGACCAGCTCGCCAAGTTCGAGGAGAACAGCGTCAAGGCGCCGATCTCGGGCCGTAACGTGGCGATCCCGCTGTCGGCGGTAAAGCCCACGAACGCGACGGTCGTGCCCAAGCGTCTGCGTCCTGCCGCGCTGCGGGCGAGCGAGCAAGTCCGAAAGGTGACGACCGCGAACGGCACGTTCCTGGTCAAGAACGTTCAAGGAAAAGGCGTGGGTCGTCGGGTGGGATGGCGTACGGACTTCCTGTACAAGCTCGTGCCGAACGTTCGGCTCACCGCTCGTCTGCGATTCCACGAAACGGCGAAGAAAGCGATTGACGAGAGCTTCGTACGGACGGCCACAGCCGGCATCGAGGCGGCACTGGCCGGGTTCACGGGGCGCAAGCTGTGACGCATCAACGACTTGGGTCCCCCTCCGTAGCGGGCGGAGGGCGGGAACCGCGCAGCCCAGAGCACGGGCCAACGACAGATTTTCCAGAATCTGTTGCACTTGCTTTGCCTTATGTTCGCCCTAAACGAACCAAGATCGACGTAGATGAGGCTCGAATTCGCTACGAATTAGGCGAAAACATCAGCGAGATAGCGAAAAGCTATGGCGTGACGAGTCACGGCATTGCGTACCGCGCCTTGCAGGGTGGATGGCGGCGCCCTCGCGGTGCATGGAAGACTGAAGCAAGGCGGCGCTATGAGTCTGGCGAAAAGTGCGAGGCAATCGGCGCCGCTCTCGGCATTACGGGAAAGACCGTCGGTGAAGAGGCGTCCCGCGCAGGGTGGCAGCGCAAGCAAGCGATCTGCTCAAACTGCGGTACCGTTCTCTCCGTAGGGATTGCCGCGAATCGTGCACAGCGGCGCACGTGCTGGCCGTGTCGGTACGCGAAAAAGAAACAGAACCCATGCCGTACCAAGGAGGCGAAGCGTGCCTACCGTGAGCGATACACACTACGGGACAAAGGGCGCCCGCTGCTGACTCCTGAGCAGCTACAGAAACAATGGGAGGATCATCGGAAAAACGCGCCTCGCCGCAAGCGCCCACTGGTCCAGCTTGGACGCTTCCGTCACTACGGCGAGCAGCCCGCAACCCGCGAGGGAGCACTGGAGATCCTGAAGGCGACACTGGTCAAGCTGCTGGACGTGCGCTGCTCCAGCGAGGGCACCAGCCGCGAGGCGGTCGAATACAAGGCCCGATACAGGACCGACGAGGTGTTTCGTCAACGCGAAAAGCTGCGGTCATCCGGCAAGCGATGGGGCAATCGGGCCGAAGGTCGCGACGACGGCACGCTCACGAAAGAGGTCGTCCGCAAACTGTTCGCCAAGGCAAAGGCGTGCCCGTACTGCTGGCAGCCGATGAAGTCGCAGGATAAGTCCCTTGATCACATGGAGCCGTTGTCCCTCGGCGGATGGCATAGCATCGACAACGTGATGGTGTGCTGCCTGCGGTGCAACGTGAAGAAGAACGCCATGCCGTACGCCGAGTGGCTAGAGCGCATTCCCGAACCGTGCCAGCGCAAGCTCACCGAGCGTGCGGCATGAGCCAACGGTGGGTATCCCTCAACCAGTTGGCCGAGGAGACGGGCCTCGCGGTGCGGACGCTCCAGTACATCCGGGCGCAGGAACCGGCGGTGCTGGTCACGCGCCAGGGGAAACAGATCGAGTACCGGCAACCCGACTGCGCGATCGCGTTGCGGAAGCGGGAAGCGGACAAGGCGGTGGTCGACGCCAACCCCGGCGACCTCGACACGGCGCGCACCCGCAAAGCGAACGCCGAAGCCGAGCTGGCCGAGATCGAGGTGGCGAAAGCTAGGGGCGAAGTGGTCAGCGTGGCCGACTACGAGGCGGCGCTGGCCCGGGTGCTGGACCGGCTGACCGCGCGACTGCGGGCGATGCCGGTGCGCCTAGCGCACTTGGGGCCAGAGGCCGAGACGGCGGCGGAAACCGAGGCCGAGCGGATCGTGGTCGAGCTGGCGGCGTTTGACGAGGATGTGGTGGACGACCCCGAACCGGCGAAGGCGGCAGCATGACGCACGCGCTGGGGCGCGAGGCCCTCAACCGCGTCACCCGCGAGCGGTTCCGCCGGCACTGTCGGCCCCTGCCTCGTCTCACGATGAGCCAGTGGGCCGAGAAGTACCGCGTGCTTAGTCCCGAGGCGACGGCGAATCATGGGCCGTGGCTCAACGCGATGGTGCCGTACCTGCCCGAGATCATGGACGCCGTGAGCGACCGGACGACGCAGGAGATCGTCGTCGTCAGCCCGTCGCAGGCCGCGAAGACGGAGCTGATCCTGAACGCCATCGGCTACTTCACGCACCAGGAGCCGTCTCCGATGCTCTGCGTGCAGCCGACCGTCGAGACCGCGGAATCGTTCAGCAAGGACCGCGTCGCGCCGATGATCCGCGACTGTGGCCCGCTGTCGGCCTTGGTGGCACCGGCGCGCTCTCGGGAAAGCAACAACACGATCCTCTCGAAAGCATACCCTGGCGGCCAACTCGACATGACCGGCGCCAACGCGCCCTCGGGCCTCGCGATGCGCCCCAAGCGCGTGGTGCTGCTCGACGAACGGGACCGGCACCCGCGATCGGCCGGCACCGAGGGCGATGTGAAGGCGATCTCCCGCGCCCGCACGCGGTCGTTCCAGCGGCGGCGCAAGATCGTGGAAGTGTCCAGCCCGACCAGCGCCGAGGAGTCGCTGATCTGGCCGAGCTACTTGGAAGGCACGCAGGAGGTCTACGAGGTGCCGTGTGCGGACTGTGGGCACTGGCAGACGCTGCACTTCGACCGGCTCAAGTGGCAGGTCGACGCGGCGGGCAAGGTGGACCCGGCGTCGGTGGCCTACGAGTGCGCGGCGTGTGAGCACCGGATGCCGGCGCGCGAAAAAGGGGCGCTCCTGCGCGCGGGGCGCTGGACCGCCACGGCCGATGCGCGGGTGCCACACAAGCGATCGTTCCACATTCACGGGCTGGTCGCGGCGTTCGCGTTGTGGGAGGAAGTGGCGCAGGAATTCGTGACCGCGAACGGGCAGCGCGACCCCGCGATGCGGGCCGAGATGCTGCGGGCGTTCTTCAACACGACGCTGGGCGAGTTGTACCGCGACCAGACGGCCGAGACGGTCAAGTCGACGCTGCTCGCGCGAGCCAAGCGGTACGATTCGGCCGACGAGCTGGCCCCGATCGCGTGGCACGTCCCCCGCGACGCGGCGATCCTGACCGCCGGCGTCGATCTCCAGCACGATCGCGGCGAGATCGTGGTCCGCGCGTGGGGCGTGGGCGAAACGTCGTGGCTGATCGAGCGCACCATCCTGCGCGGCGACACCAGCCAGCCGGAATGGTGGGCACGGCTTGAGGACTACCGCACGCAGCGCCGGTGGACGCACGAGAGCGGCGCGCTCATGGCGATTCGGTCGCTCACCATCGACGCTGGCGACGGGACGCATAGCAAGGCCGTGTACACGTACTGCGCGCCGCGGCTGGCGTTCCACGTCTACGCGATCAAAGGCTCGAGCAACCC